AAGAACGCAAAGCGCGTTTGTATATTACCCCCGATCAGATTGGGGACAACCAACCCACTTTTGAAGACACAGTAAGCCTTAAATACGCAGGGTCCAATCGCGTTGCACAGATTACGGACATTCGCACGTATAAAGGCGGCCAAGAATACCTATTTATTATTCAGGTGAGGTTCTAATGGCGGGGCGCAAAAAAGGTATCGGGCAAATCGTCACTGACCTGGAACGTCAGCTTAACGACGATTACAACGCCTTAATTCAGCTCACTGTTGAAGGCTTGAGTACAGAAAAGAACAGCCCTGTAGACACAGGCTTTTTTGCATCAAGCTGGAAAGCAGGTACTCAAAAAATCCGTGCTCAGGATAAACGAGAGAATCATGCTCCATGGTCAGGCATTTATAAGACTCGCTCACCTGGCGGTAACCAGTGGGTTAACACAGGCAAAAAACCAACAGGAAGTCAAATTAAACCGCGCTTTGCCGTTCCAGAGTTCAACTTTAAACGTCAACCAACGGTATATATCGGCAACACCGCTGAGTACGCAGGTTACGCGCTTGAATCACCAAAAGTAGCAAACTTTATCCAGGGAGAAATGCGTTCGTTGGTCCAACAAACCTTCAAAGAGAAAGCACCTGGGCGTATATTTACTAGAACCGGATCCAATAGCAGTGTGTTTGGTTCGTACACCAGGCTCTAAATTATGACACTTGTAAATGCCCGCGCTGCTTTTGAAAAAGCAGTTACTGACGCTGTTTCAGCTGCTGACGCCACAGTGCTTATGGTGTACGACAACGTTCGGTACACCGTACCTGGAAAGACTAAAAAATACATTTTGATGACCATAAACTTCAACCGCTCCACATTACAAAACCAGGGGGCTGCTCAGGATTACTACTCTGGGGTAATTCAGTGCAACGTTTATGTGCCTAAATCTGCTGGTACGGCTGTGTTGTCATCCATAAGCGAAGCAGTTATTGATGGTCTTACTTCAGTCAACGCTTCGGGCTATAGCGATACTTTTAATGTATCTCCGCGTGTATCCGACGTTTCCGGCCCAACTCCGTTGGAGTTAGAAGACCGTTCGCATTTTATTGGCATTATTTCCTGCCAATTCACAGCAGTTGTGTAGTATATTCAGATAAATGCTACTACTGTATGCGTGCCTCTGAGCTACTCCGTAATAAGTTTGGCGTCAGTCAGCTATACAAGCACGAAGTCAAAGATGGCGACGAAATTGCGCTAGAGATCTATTGGCACCCTCTTACTATTGCCGAACGCGAAGCCATTCAAAAGAAAGCTGGCTCTGACGACGCCAACGATTTTGCGCTTGGGATGCTGATTGAAAAAGCATTAGACGCAGACGGCAAACGCCTGTTCCAAGACGGCGAAAAGGCAGTGCTCAAAAACGCTGTTGAAGCTGCAGTGCTGCAGGATATTCAACTAGCGATGCTGTCTTCTGGTGCGGAAAACAAGGTGGAGGACGCGAAAGCAGCCTTGAAAAGCCAATAGCGATTGGTACTTTATCTATTTTCTTGCCAAGGAACTAGGAACCACGGTCGCTCAGCTAACCCAACACCTGACACAAGAAGAGCTGATTGGCTGGGCCGCTTACTTTGAGCTGTATAACGAGCAGCAAGAAAAAGCCGTGCAAAACGCTAAGACCGGCTCCAGAGCACGATCAATGGGGGCACGGTAGACTGAGCCTTAAGACTCTACGTGCGTCGCTGTGGCCAACTACAACGTAGATATTGACGTTGCGCTAAAGGGGTCTGAGGCACTTAAACAGCTAACTAATGAACTTCGGTCAGTATCGAAGGAAGTAGGCAAGGTAAACGCAGCAACAATTAAAGCGGGTAAAGCTTCCGACGAGGGGTTTTCCCGCAAAAGAATTCAAAACGTAGATAATTATTCCAAAGCTATATCAAAAGCGGAACGGACTCTACGAAGAGCCGCCATGGGAACAGACGCAGAGAGAGCAGCAGTTAGGGCTCTTGTAGGTGCTCAAAAAGAGTACAATCAAGAGCTGGAACGTCAAAATAGGTTAATTAGGGAAGAAGAAAGAGCGCAAAGAGTTAGTAAAATTATTTCAGCGAGCGACCGAATAAGCGCTAGGTCCGATATTTCATCCCCTGTTATGGGAGCGCGACATATTGAAGGGTCGCCTATGGCACGAGATTTTGGTTTTGAGCCTAAAGCATCAGGAAAAGGAAGTGCAGCATCTGCTGCAGCTAAAATAACTGCAAGCAAAAGAGTAGGTGCAGCAGTTTCAGCAGGTGCGTTCCCTCTGCTATTTGGGGGCGGTCCAAGTATGGCTCTTGGCGGCGCTTTAGGTGGCGCTGTTTCAGGGTCCACTTTTGGCCCAGCCTCCATCGCGCTTCAGGTACTTGGCGGAGCTGTAGACACTTATGTGGCACAACTAACGTCTCTTGCAAATAGTTTAGATTCTACTCAAGGTATTCTTAGCGGCTTAGAAGCAGCTGGGTATAAAGTTTCTGACTCTACAAAAAGTGTAATAAATTCTTACGAAGATGCGGGTTTATTTGCTGATGCGTACGGCGTAGCTCTTGAAGAAATTAATCGTGTTTTAGGCCCTGATGGGGCTGCAAAACTTGCTGCTTACAAAGAAGAAACGGACAAGCTACAGGCTGAGTTTGAAAAAGTTAGCGGTTCTCTTAAAGGCGAACTATTACCGGTGCTTACGGGTCTTATTCGTGTTATTTTAGGTACAAAATCTGCGTTTGACCAACTTGCAAATAGCCCATTAGGAAAAATACTTTTACAAGGAGTAAAGAAAAGTGCATTTAATTTATTTCCGGCATTAGGTATTACGGAAAAAACTCTTCAAGCTTTAGCAGCTGCTGGAGCGCCAACTGGTGAACCGGGAATTCCCGAGTCCGTAAGGATTGCCACAAAAAACGCGGCTGCAGAAAAACTAGCCCGAGACACAGCCGCTGGGGAAGCAGGACTTATAGTTGATGCTCAACTTAAGGCTGTGCAAGCTGGTAATAATTTGTTGGACGACAAAGTTGTTACAACTAGAAAAAATATTATCCAAGAGGAATATTTAGCTAAACTCCGTAAGGAGGGTATAACGGACGGCGAACGCGACTTAGCAGAGAAGGAGAAAAACCTTGCTTTAGGTCGTTTAAACAGACAAATACAAGCTGCTGGAACGCGTGAACAAGAAAGGCAAACGCGGGAGTTAGAGCGCCAAGATAAAGTAACTGAACGATTAAACAAGAAAAAAGAACGCGCTATCGAAAGAGCAGTTAAGGGAGCAGATCGTGAGCTGGAACGTGCTGACACAGCTTTTAATCGCGCTAACGACCAGCTGGACAAGATTATTCAGAAAAACGAAGACAAGATGGCATTTGAGCGTGAATATGCCGAGCTAATTAAAAACGGCAGCACGCCTGCTGCGGCTAAACAAGCTGTTGAACTTAAAAAACAACAACTAGAGCTGGACCGTAATTTTGAAAAGTTGGAAGAGCAGTTAGCTTTGCAATTAGAAATCGCTAAAGCGGCTATTTTGACAGCAGAAGCAAGAGGAGCTTCAGGCACAGAACTAGATGCGTTAAACAAAGACTTAGCTGACCTTTTAAATAAAATTGACGGTCTTCCCGGCAAAAAAGAAGACGCGGAAGGTGCGATAACCGCAGCATTAGCGCCCAAGAGCGAAAGGCAAGAGTTGCTTGATTACTTGACTACGTTGCAAGGGCAAATAAACGACATGATGAGCCCAGTCCAACGAATAATTGGACTTTCTGAAACACTTAATGGAGCGTTTAGTGAGTCGTTTAAAGGGATTGTTTCAGGAAGCATGACTGCTCGTGAGGCGTTAGCAAATCTGTTCCAACGCACAGCAGATCACTTCTTGGACATGGCTGCACAAATGATTGCAGCTCAGATCAGGATGCAGTCGGTAAAACTCTTTATGAGTTTCTTTTCGCCTCTTTCTGGTGGGGGTGCGCCAGCTAGCAAACTTGGGTCAGCAACCGATCTTACTGGACTTACAGGTAATTTTAATTTAGGTACAGGTCCAACCTTCGGGAATCCAGAGGATTTTTTGCCGGGTGGGCGCATGGGCAGAAGAGCACTTGGCGGACCAGTCTCAAGAAACCAACCTTATCTAGTTGGTGAGCGTGGCCCAGAGATGTTTGTTCCTGGAGCGCAGGGTAATATCGTTCCAAGTAATGCAATGGGCGGTGGCGCTAACGTGACTGTGAACGTTGATGCTTCTGGCTCTTCTGTTGAGGGTGATGGCAATCAAGCCGCGCAACTTGGCAAGGCTATTGGCATTGCAGTACAACAAGAACTAATCAAGCAAAAACGACCTGGAGGCTTGTTGACTAGCTAATGGCTGGATTTCCTTCGATTACACCGACCTATGGCGTGCAAAAAAGCAGCGCCCCCGTGGTGCGGAAAGTGCAGTTCGGTGACGGCTACGAAACCAGATTGACCTACGGACTGAATCAAAACCCCAAGGTGTTTAACCTTACTTTTGAAGTGTCTGAGACTGATTCCGACACTATCGAAACGTTTTTGGATGCACGGGCTGCTGATAACGAAAGCTTTGATTTCACACCACCTGGTGAAGGCAGCAGCTCTAAATTTGTCTGTGAGCAGTGGAGTAAGTCGATTCCTTATTTGAACCGCGCCACAATCCAAACAACCTTCCGCGAAGTATTTGAACCGTAATGGCTGTTGCTGCCTGGGCTGCTAGTACCGCATTTTCTGTTGGCGATATACGCAAAGCCATCACCGGCCAATCAAGTGGTCTGTGGTTTCGATGCACTACAGCTGGTACGTCTGCCAGTAGTGAGCCCAGTTGGCCAACTGACATCGGCAGCACCATCACTGACAACACTGTTGTCTGGACTGCGATCAGCAGCGTCTATGAGGACGTTTCTGTTCTTGCGCCAAGCGCAATCATCGAACTATTTGAACTGCGTTTAAACGCCACCCTTCATGGCAGTTCTGATGTTTATCGTTTTCACGCTGGCAGCAATGCCGATGTGACGGGCAACATCGTTTTTGATAGCAATACATACATACGTTTTCCAGTTAAGGCTGACGGATTCGAGATGCGATCGGGTGGAACGCTGCCACAACCAACGCTGACGATTGCCAACCTTGATGGCACGATGACCACGCTCCTTGCTTTAGTTAATGCCACAACACTCGGCAACGATTTAACAGGTGCAACAGTTAGACGGATCCGCACCCTGAAGCGTTATCTGGACGGCGAATCAACAGCAGATCCAAACGCTAGGTTTCCTATAGAGATCTGGCGAATCAACCGCAAAGCAACAGAGACCCGAGACGTTGTTGCGTTTGAGCTGGCTAGTGAATTTGACTTAATAGGTCAAAAACTGCCAAAACGACAGATCGTGGCTAACACTTGCCAATGTA